GAAGAGAAAAACCGTTCCTGGTGTTCTTCTTCCGGGGCGAATGACCAGAGGGCGATCACGATCGAGTGCGCATCCGATACTACGGAGCCTTATGCTTTCAGGGATGTCGTTTATCAGAGACTGATCGAGCTTTGCATTGATATCTGTAAGAGGAACGGTAAGAATAAGCTGATCTGGTTCGGGGATAAGGATAAAACGCTGAATTATTCTCCAAAGAACGGTGAGATGATCCTGACGGTTCACAGGTGGTTTGCGAATAAAAGCTGTCCGGGGAACTGGATGTATGCGAGGATGGGTGACCTTGCTGAGAAGGTAACGAAGGCGCTGCAGGGATCGGATTCGGGTTCCGGTTCAAAGGGTACGCAGGCGGCTGTGCTGAAGGATCTGACCGAGGCGGACGCAATCAAGAAGGTCGGTGCGCTTTTTACGGCTGATATGAAGAAGAGCGGTATCCTGGCATCGGTATCGCTGGCACAGTTCATTCTGGAATCCGGTTATGGAAAGAGCGAGCTTGCGCAGAATGCCAACAATATCTTCGGGATGAAGTGCAGCCTGTCCGGGAACACTTGGAGCGGTTCTGCATGGGATGGCAAGAGCAAGTACACGAAGAAGACGCAGGAACAGCATACGGATGGAAGCTATGAGACGATCACGGCAGATTTCCGCAAGTATCCCTGCATTGAGGATTCGATTGCTGACCATTCTGCTTATCTGCTTGGAGCAAAGAACGGCAGCAAGGCAAGGTATGACGGGCTGAAGGGATGCACGGATTATAAGAAGGCTGTGCAGATCATCAAGGACGGCGGTTACGCCACAAGCCTGACTTATGTGGAGAAGCTTTGCTCCATCATTGAGAAATGGAACCTGACTCAGTACGATGCGAAGGATTCCGGCGGAGAAGCGATCCGGTGGTACCGTGTCCGCAAGAACTGGGCTGATAGCAAGAGCCAAAAGGGTGCTTTTAAGATTCTGGATAACGCGAAGAAGTGCGCGGATCAGAATTCGGGATACAAAGTATTCGACGCTGACGGAAATGTGGTGTATGAGCCGAAGGCGGCGGAGCCTACGGTGAAGGTGCCATTTCTGGTGAAGGTAAGCATTTCTGAACTGAATATCAGGAAGGGTCCGGGAACGGATTACAGCAGAGTTCAGTTTTGCCCGGTTGGTATTTATACCATTGTGGAAGTGAAGTCCGGTAAAGGCTCTTCAGCTGGATGGGGAAGGCTGAAGAGCGGGATTGGATGGATTAGCTTGGATTTTGTGAATAGAGTGTAAGAATGACGGTCGGTGGAGATAGTTTTTATCTGCCGGCCGTCCTTTTTTTGTTTGGAGGGTAAAAATCGGCATCTTTTCGTTGCCTGTGACATGAGAGGAAGTCCTCTCAGAAAGGACGGGCAAAGAAATGATGACTTTGGAAGAAATGAAAGCCGTTGATATTAGAACCGTAGATCCTGAAACTCTTGTGGATATCAGGGATGTACATATAGACAGGACGTTGCCGAAGGAAGAGCGGATCAAGAGTTTTATCCGGCAGATCAAGAATCCGTATGTGTATAAATGCGGTGACATCATTGTGAAGGCGACATTCTCTGATACGGATGAAACGCTGGAAGACAGGATGGAACACTATCTCAGGAACAGATAACCGCCATCCGTCAGAACGTCATGGAAAGTTTGGAGAAAGCACGGTAATATAGGCTCAGGTCGAACTAAAAAAATAGTGACTGAGGATGAACAGTCATGTTACAGGCGGCTGTTTCGGCAAGAGCAATCAAGTCGAAAGGAGCTGCTGATATGAGTAAAATCAATTCTTACAATGCGTGTATATACGCGAGACTGTCGCGCGATGACGGCGATAAGCTGGAGAGCGACAGCATTATCAACCAGAAAGCCCTTATCAGGGATTTTCTGTCAAAACATCCGGAGATCAATGCGGTTTCGGAGAAAACCGATGACGGGTATTCCGGAGTCAACTTTGACAGACCGGCGTTCCAGGAAATGATGGACGAGATCCGTTCCGGGAAGATCAACTGCGTGGTGGTCAAAGATTTATCCCGCTTTGGAAGAAACTACATAGAAGCAGGCAATTACATCGAGAGGGTATTTCCTTTTCTCGGTGTGCGTTTTATTGCCATCAACGATAACTATGACAGTCTTGACAGAAACCAGTCGGATTCCCTGATCATTCCGTTCAAGAACCTGATCAACGACGCATACTGCAAGGATATTTCCGTAAAGATCAGGTCTCAGCTGGAGATCAAGCGGAAGAAGGGGCAGTTCCTCGGAGCCTTCGCTGTGTATGGATATTTGAAGGATGAAGAGGATCACAACAAGCTGGTAGTGGATACCTACGCTTCTGAGATCGTCAGGGCAATCTTCAAATGGAAGAAGCAGGGAATGAGCCAGGGTCGTATTGCCGACAAGCTGAACATACAGGGCGTCCTTTGCCCGATGGAGTATAAGATTTCACTTGGGATGAAGGTGCAGACCAACTTCCGGGTACATAAGAAGGCTCTGTGGTCGCAGACTGCCGTTACGAGGATACTGACCAATGAGATTTATACAGGCGTGCTTGTGCAGGGCAAGCAGGGAACACCTAATTATAAGATCAAGAAGATACTGCCGAAGGATGAAGCGGAATGGATACGCGTGGAAGGCGCGGTTCCAGTTATCATTGACAGGGATACATTTGACTCCGTGCAGACGATCTTGAAAAAGGATATTCGCATCGCACCTGAAGAAGAGGTCGTATATCCGCTTTCCGGTTATCTGAAATGCGGCGACTGCGGCCAGAACATGGTTCGTAAATCCTACAATGCCGGCGGCAAGGCGTATTCCTATTTTATCTGCTCCACACGTAAGGCGGGCAAGGGATGCAGCACGCATACCATTCAGGAAGATAAACTGATGGATATTGTGCTTCAAAGCGTATCGAAGCAGGTGGAATATATCTGCGAGATGGAGAAGCTTTTGGATATTGTGGATTCTTTGCCTGAGAGCCAGATGAATGTGTTCAACTATGACGCGCAGATCGTAAGGCTGAAGGAAGATATCGAGCGATATAAGTCCTTCAAGCTGAAGCTGTATGAGAACCTGCAGGAAGGCCTGATCGGACAGGATGAATACTTCCTGTTCAAGAAAAGCTACGCCACAAAGATCACCGAAGCGGAATCCGCTATCCAGGCGATTGAGAATGAGAGGGAACAGGCTGTCAGCAGGAACCGGGATTCCCTTGCATGGATGGAAGTCTTTAAGAAGTACAGAAATGTATCCGCTGTTGACAGGTGCATGGTGGTCGATCTGATCCGCCAGATCAATATATTTGAGGGCGGCAAGGTTGAGGTGGTATTCAGGCATGGCGATGAAGCGGATAAGGTCGTGAAGATGCTGGAACAACTGCCGGAGGATTTCCGGGACAGGCAGGCGGTATAGGAGGTGCGGCATGGCAAGGAAGAGCAGAAAGAATATCGAAACGGCTGCCGCGGCTCCTGCGGTCGAAAGCAACTATTACAAGACGGCGGTGTATGTCCGTCTTTCCATAGAGAACAGCGGAAAAGATGATGACGGGGATTCCATAGAGAACCAGACGAGTATCTGCAAAGAGTATATTGCGGAGCATCCGGATCTGAAGCTTTTCGATATCTATGAGGATAACGGAAAGAAGGGTACCCATTTTGACAGACCTGAGTTCCAACGGATGATGGAAGATGTCAGGGGTGGCAAGGTTCAGTGCATTCTGGTAAAAGACCTGAGCCGCTTCGGGCGTGATTACATCGAAGCCGGACAGTATCTGGAAAAGATATTTCCGTTTCTGGGCGTGCGGTTCATCTCTATTACGGATGGATACGACAGCCTGACTTCCGATGATGCGGAAGGGGCGCTGATGATTCCGTTGAAGAATATGATGAATGATGTGTACGCGAAGGATATTTCCCGGAAGATCATTACATCCTTCAGGGCAAGACAGGAAAAGGGCGAGTACCTGCCGGCGTTTCCGCCGTATGGCTATGTGAAGTCAAAGACCAGAGCGTACCGGTATGAGG